TCTTCCCAGCCCATTTCGTGACCGCCGTATTCACCCGGCGAGACGCACGAGCCGGCCGGACGCCAGCCTCTGGAAAGCGCCATCTGAATGATCGTCCCCGCGGTTACCGGTTTCCCGCTGCCGCGAAATCCATCCCACTTCTTTCCGCACTCGCCCCGGTGGAACCGCGCCGCGTCCCGGCGGCTCCAGTCCTCCCAGACGTTGACGGGATATCCCGCCTCCTTCAGTCCCATCCCGACTCTGAGCCAGGAGTCATAATCCAATGCCGCCGGATCGATATGCTCCAGCGCCTCCAACAGATCAAGTGTGTTTTCCACTGCGCTTACACCCCTGCATATTCAGACGGGTTCAGGTTGCCGGGCACCCTCCATCCATTGGCGGCGATCCGGTCGATCATGTGCTTTGCCGTTTCAAACTGCCACTGGCCCACATGCTGGAATCCCTTTCCTTCCAGGAACCGGATTTGTTTTGGGGTCGTCAGCCCCTCTACCCGGCGCTTTGCCAGACGGTCCAGAAGCAAGGTAGCCTTGCCGGCGGTTTCAATTTCATCCGGGAAAATACCCAATTTTTCTAGAGTGGCCCGCTGGGCGTCGCTGGGCGGCCCCATTTCCCATCCGAAGGACGGAACATAGCTGGACAGGTCCGCCGCCTGGATGGACATTTCAAATTGCAGAGGATCTACCAGCTTGCGCTTGCGGCTCCGCATTTCGGCCAGCTGCTTCGCCAGAGACTCCTCGCGCTGGGCCACAACATCCTCACTGGCTTTCTTCTCGGCCTCCTCGATGTCTACCGGGCAACCTGCCGCCTCAATGTTCTCGGTCATCTTCCGGGCTACCTCGTCATTCTCGCAGATCAGGTTAGCGGGGTGACATAGCTCATGCCGCTCCGTATGCCAGAGGAAATCCAAGAGCAGCAGGTCAGCCTTGCCGGGGGACAGCCGGGTACCGCGTCCGACCATCTGGCTATACAGGCTCCGTACCTTCGTGGGCCGCAGAACCACAATACAATCCACGCTCGGGCAGTCCCAGCCCTCGGTCAGCAGCATGGAGTTACACAGGACGTTGTACCTGCCCTTCTCAAAGGCTTTCAGAACTTCGGCCCGATCCTGACTGTTGCCGTTGACCTCCGCCGCCTGGAATCCCTGGGCATTGAGCAGCCGGCAGAATTTTTGAGAGGTACGAACCAGGGGGAGGAAAACCACCGTCTTGCGCTGGGCGCAGTAGGAGCGCATTTCCTCGGCGATCTGGTGTAAGTACGGGTCAAGGGCCGTGTCAATGTCGGAGTTCTTGAAGTCCCCGGCCTGTACCCCTACTCTGGACAAGTCCAGCTGTAACGGGATGGTCACGGCTTTAATGGGGCAGAGATAGCCGTCCTTGATGGCCCTGGGCAAAGTGTATTGATAGGCCAGGTGCTCGAAATACTGGCCCAGGTTCCGCATATCCCCCCGGTCGGGGGTAGCGGTGACACCCAGTACCCGGGCCTCCTCGAAATGGTTCAACACCCGCTGATAGCCGTCAGACAGGGCATGGTGGGCCTCGTCCACCACAATGACATCGAAGTAATCAGCCGGGAACTGGCCCAGCCGTTTCTCCCTCATAAGGCTCTGGATGGAGCCAACGGTCACCCGGTACCAGCTGTCCAGGCATGTTTCCTCAGCCTTCTCCACGGAACACCGCAGGCCCGTGGCCTGGAGCAGCTTGTCGGCGGCCTGATCCAGCAGTTCCCCACGATGGGCCAGAATCAGGCAGCGGCGGCCAGAGCGCACCATGTCCTCCACGATTTTGCTGAACACGATGGTCTTTCCGCAACCGGTTGGCAATACCAGGAGCGTCCGAAGGAACCCGGAGGCCCAGTCGCTTTTTACAGCCTCTCGGGCCTCCTGTTGATAGGGTCTAAGCTCCATTTAGAAACTGCCTGAGCTCCAGGGCGTGGGGGTCCCCTGGGGCAACTCGGTCCAATTCTGCCCCTGCTGTCCGGGGGGCGGGGCGTCGGAAACCTGCGGGGCGATCTCCGGGTCGTAGAACTCCGTGATCTCGTTGCTCTCCCGCTCTTTGCCGTCGTTGCCCGACCATTTGCGGATGCCGACGTGGCACACACCGCCAGAGCCGGGGACTGCTCCCCAGTTCATCCGCATAGCCTCGCCGTGCTTGCGCTGGCCGATGGCAACGAAGAACTGGCACAGTTTCCACTCAAACTTGCTGTGGAGAAAGAGGTTGGTCTGCACATCGCCGGACGCCTCGCTGTTGGAAACGGTAATGGTCAGGATGGCCTTGTTGCAGGCGGGAATCTTCTCACTGCCGCTGTGCCGGGCACGCTCAAACTTTTTTACAGAAAACCGATAGTCCCCCTCGGGGAGAACTTGGAACGGGCTGCCGTCGTTCTGGATTTCGTCGTCCCATCCAAATTCACGGGACCCTTCATAAATTTCACTCATATAGTTATGCTCCTCTCAGAATTAAAACGGAAGTGGGTGGTGTTCCATAATCCAAGCATGTACCTGGGGCCAAGCACCAATTAACACACCGCGAATAAAGTCCGCTGGGTAATTTTCAATTGGCGTCTGTTCTGGAAAGTATCCCCGGGCCGCCACTGCCGCCTGAATCTCATGGGGCATAACATTATTGGCTGCCATTAGGTCCCGTAGGGCTTTGAGGGCGTCAGCGTTATTCTGCGTTTTGGGGGCCTCCTGTGACGAGGGACCGGCGGCCGGCGGCGGAGGGCTATTCTTCACCGTAGAGCCGGAAGCCTCAGTAGGTGTATTGGTCTGCGGCAGGGCAGAAGGGGGAGTCGGCGGGACAGACGGCGAATCGACAGGGGGCGGAGGGGGTACCGGGACAGAGGGGGCCGCAGTGCCAGGGATGTACTGCGCCAGGGCGGCGAAGTCCAAGGGTAACTCCTCGGGAAGTCCCAGCCGGTTCTTTGCGTCCCAACAGGGATGATGGGAAGTATATATCACCCGGCGGCCGCCCTGGGCCTTGAACTTCTTGCCCTTCTCGTCCGTGGCCACCGACATGGTTTTGTAATTGGCAAAGAGCAGCAGATCAGACCATTCCTTCACCAGAGCGGAAGTCTTTTTCTGGAGTTTCAACTCCCAGCGGTCATACGCCCCCATTTCGTCAGGCTGCTCGAACTTCCGCATCATAGCGTGGGCAGTCAGAACCACATGCACCCCCCGGCCCACGACTTCCTCCAGCAGATTCAGCAGACGGCCATACTCCTCAGCCAGATAGACATAGCCCTTGCCATAGCCCATGTCCTCAATGCCGGTGAGTTTCTTGCTGGCACAGATACCGTCCATGCACAACTGCTCCGCCCAGTCCGCCGTGTCGATAATCAAGGAGGAACACACGCCGGGGTCGCTGCGGATGTACTCCACCTGCTCCATAAGCATCGCCCAGCTGGTGGGTTTCTCCGTGCGGGACACATCCATGTGGCGGGTCGAGCCCTCGGTGTCAATGAACACAGGGCGGGGGAAGTGGGCTGCCAGGGTGGACTTTCCAATGCCCTCCGGGCCATAGATAACCACCTTGAGGGCACCGCCGGTCTTGCCGGTAAAGATTTTCAGCTGGTTCATTAAAATTCACCTGCTTTCCAAGATGTGGAGGCTGGGGTAGCCGCAGGGGTCGGGGTGGGAGCGGGGGCCTCTCCTCCCTTCGCATAGCCGTCCTCAATGATGATGGAGCACTCCCCGCCTGTAGAGACACGGGTCGCAATGCCTTGCAGGCCCTCGGCCTCCATCCAGGCGGAGAATTCCCGCAAGGTTTCCAAGTCCATCTGTTCCAGCTTGTCCAGAAGTACAAAGCCGCACTCGGGCTTCAAGGCCCGGACAATGGCTGTGGACACCTTCATCTGATCGCTGCCGCTCATGCAGTCCCAGGGCTTGCCCATGTAAGTCAACTCGCCGTCCTCCACGGAGAGGCCGGGGAGGGGCAAATTCGCCCCCTGAAGAAGATCCGTTTTCTGCCGGCGCACCGCCTCCAGTTGGGCCGTCAGGCCGGCATACTGGTCGCTGTACTCCTTGGCCTCCGTCTCCGCCCGAACCTTGTCCTGATTGGTACTAACCTTGGTGTTGATGGCCTCGATGTCCCGGATGCTGGCCTCCAACTGCTCTGTAGATTCGTCAATCAAATCCAGGGCCGACTTTTGGACAATCTCCCAATCGTTGCACACGGCGGTGTACCTTGCGCTCAATTCCTCCAACTGGCGGTAGAGCATCTGCTTCTCCTGCTCCAGCTGGGCGGCCCGTTCCCGCTTGCGCTGATTCTCGCCGTTCCGGGCAAGGATGGCCTGCTGGCGCTGAATGAGATCATAGGCCGAAACTGGCTCAGACGGAGCCTCGGGGTAGCTGGGCAGCTCTTTGGCAAACTTGGCTTTTTGATCGGCAATCTGGCCGATAGCGTGGCGCTGGTCGTAAAGGGCCTTTT